CAAAAATTTACTAATAAGATTCCCACAGTTATTACCAACGTCACAGATTTAGACAGCGGAGTACCCAAAGCAGCCGTGGGACAGATAGGCGATTACGCCATTGTGGCCACTACCACTTTTAATCAGCTGTTCTACAAAAATTATTTAGGCACCTGGGTGGCAGTAGGATCCAATGCTTGGAAGTCCAGTCACTACACAGTGAAAGGCACTGCAACCGGCAACGTTTGGACAGGTAACTTTACTGTGAATGGAAATACTATTACTGGAGTCAGTTTAACAGCAGTAATTTCTTCAATTAACGGATTTACATCTGGAACAGGAATATCAGCTGCTTCTATTGGTGGCACACTGGCAATATTTTCAACCACCAGTCCCGTCACTCTAGGCGGTGCAACAAATTCATTATTGGCCAATATGGGGTTAACTGCTGGTGTGTATTACATACCTCAAGTGTTATCCCAAGCACACACTCAAATTCCTGCATTCAAATCCACAGACGCCAATCCAAGGCCCTCTGGTTCACTATGGGTCAAAACCACTGCACCTAATCTAGGAGCCAGTTTCAAAGTTAAAAAATTCAATGGCACCACCAATCTATTCGAAGACATATCAGCTCCGTTGTATGCCAACAATGAAACTGCTATTAGAAATTTAGACAACGTGGGTGGTGGTGTGAACATTCCTGTGGGCACATTATACGTCAACAGCAACAACAGCAGCGATGAGATTGATTTTAGAATATTAAGAAAAGAAAACAGCGGAGCTACTATTATTAAATCCAGTGTGATAGCTACTCAACTAGTGGCTGGCACATACTCATTCACCATGCAAGAGTCATTGGTAGGTCAATTGTCTTTGGATGCAGCTAAAACTATATCAATAACCATAACATCTGCCGCAACAACTAATGCTGATCAAATCGCAGGCGCAATCAACTCAGCAGGTTTCACCAATGTGGAAGCCAGTGTGGATGCACTGAACAGAATAGTGATATCGCACAACTTGGGCGGTGAAATCAAGATCACAGACACCGATGATCTGTTAACTGCTGCAGGTTTCAGTGATTTAACCACAAACCTGTATTATGACAATCCACAAAATGATGGATCTACTGAACCTCAGGTTTGGAGAGCTACCAACTGGAAAATTTTATCCTACGTGGCATCTGCCAACAATCCAACCAGTTTGACTGCAGACGGAACTCTATGGTACAGTTCAGTGGTGGACGAAGCAGACATCATGGTGCATGATGGCACCACATGGGTGGGTTATAAAAATGAATACGCTACCACAAATTCATTGGGACCAATTGTGTCAGCCACACAGCCAACTGAACAGAGCAATGGAGACGCTTTGGTGACCAATGACCTATGGATTGACACCAGTGACATAGAAAACTATCCACAAATTTATAGATACAATGCAGCCACCACATCATGGACATTGATCGATAGTTCAGATCAAACCACAGAAGATGGTATCATATTTGCAGATGCAAGATACAGCACAGATGGCGGCACAGTGGACGGAGAAGATCCAGCTAGCATTGAAGAATTATTAACTGAAGACTTCTTAGACTATGATGCTCCAGATCCAGCATTGTATCCAAAAGGCATGCTGCTGTTCAACACTCGCAGAAGCGGTTTCAATGTGAAAAGATTTGTGAGAAATTATGTGGATCTAACTGAATTTAATGATAGATTCAATGAGGACATGACCGACTACTATCCACACAGATGGGTGCTGGAATCTGGCAACCAAGAAAATGGTGCAGGTTCGTTTGGTAGAAAAGCACAGAGAAAAGTGGTGGTGCAAAAATTACAAGCAGTGGTCAACAACAATGATGAAATCAGAGATGATGCTTCTAGATTGTTCAATCTAATGGCATGCCCTGGCTACCCAGAGTTGATTGGCGAAATGATCACACTCAACTACGACAGAGGATTAACAGCTTTTGTTATTGGAGATTCACCATTTAGATTGACTCCAGATGCCACTTCATTGAATGAATGGGCCACCAACGTGAATCTTGCAGTGCAAGACAGCGATGCTGGACTCACATCGTTCGATGAATACATGGGTGTGTTTTATCCATCAGGATTGACTAGCGACAATTTCGGCAATGACGTGGTAGTACCAGCCAGTCACATGATATTAAGAACCATTGCTTTGAGCGATCAAGTTTCTTTTCCATGGTTTGCTCCAGCAGGCACCAGACGTGGAGGCATAACCAATGCTTCTGCAGCAGGATACGTGAGCGCTGAAGGAGAATTTGTTTCAGTAGCATTGAACGAAGGTCAAAGAGACACTCTTTACAGTTCAAACGTTAACCCAATCACTTTCATCACAGGAGCTGGTTTGGTCAACTACGGACAAAAAACTAGAGCTAGAAATGCTTCAGCACTGGACAGAATCAATGTGGCAAGATTGGTGATCTACTTAAGAAGTCAATTGAACAGATTGGCCAAACCTTATGTGTTTGAACCCAATGATAAAATCACAAGAGACGAAATCAAACAACAAGCAGAAAGTTTATTGCTAGAGCTAGTGGGACAAAGAGCACTGTACGACTTTATCGTGGTGTGCGACGAATCCAACAATACTCCAGCCAGAATAGATCGTAATGAATTGTACTTGGACATAGCAATTGAACCAGTCAAAGCAGTTGAGTTCATTTACATACCGTTGCGTTTGAAAAACACAGGAGAAATAGCAGGTTTATAATATATAAATACTAGCAATAGGAGAAACAATGAGTATATCTACACTATCTAAATTGACAGTACCTTTGGCCAGCAACGCAAGTTCGGCCAGTCAAGGTTTGTTGATGCCCAAGTTACAATATCGTTTCAGAGTATCTTTGGAAAACTTTGGAGTATCCACTCCCACCACAGAATTAACTAAACAGGTCATGGATGTAACTAGACCTAATTTAAGTTTTGAAAACATCACTTTGGATGTGTACAACTCAAAAGTTTATTTGGCTGGCAAACACACTTGGGAAGCCATCACATTGACCTTGAGAGAAGATGTTAACAACAACGTGCAAAAATTAGTGGGTGAACAATTACAGAAACAAGTGGATTTCTTTGAACAGTCAGCTGCTGCATCAGGATCTGATTACAAATTTGTAACTAGAATTGAAGTTTTGGATGGTGGCAATGGAGCTAATGTGGCCAACATATTGGAAACTTTCGAACTGTATGGTTGCTTTATTGAATCAGCCAATTACAATACACTTGATTACAAAACCAATGATCCAGTCACTGTTACTTTGGCTATTAGATATGACAATGCCATTCAAACACCACAAGGCACAGGCATAGGCACAGCAGTGGGCAGAACTATTAACACTCTTGCCACAGGCGGTGGACAGTAATTAAATCCTTAAAAACATTCTAAAAAGGGGTCTAAATGGCCCCTTTTTTTATTTTAGCAGCACATATTTCCAGCACATAAATATCTATATGCCAAACATACTGAAACCTTTTTTGGACAATCTTACCAAGGGTACTCTAAATCCCAAAGGCAATTTTGCTGATTTTCAACATGGAGCAAGACTGTTTGTGGATGATAGTTTTAGACTGGCTCCAAAACAAAAATTTCTTTATCATGTGAGTTTTAATATCAACTCCAAAGCAGCGGCCATTATTCCTAATTTTAATTCTACAGTGGCTGAAGAATTAAACATGTTGGTCAAGTCTGTGGATCTACCCAAGTATACCATACAGACCAACACAGTGCATCAGTACAACAAAAAAAGAAAACTGCAAACCAGATTGGATTACGATCCCATCAACATTGTGTTTCATGATGACAACTATGGTATCACCACAGCTATGTGGCAGATGTATTATCAATATTATTTCCGTGATGGCAACTACGGCAAAAAAGACACCACCAACACCATATCCAGCACCACACCCATACAATACAATCGAGGCAACACTTTGGTGGGAGAAGTAGCCAACAAATTCAAATATGGCATGGACTCTGATGCATTCATACCTTTCTTTGAAAGCATACAGATATATCAAATGGCTCGCAAGCGCTACACTTGTTACACTTTAATCAATCCCATAATCACTTCTTGGCAAGGAGACAATTTGGCATACGGCAACAACGATCCAGCAGCCAACAGCATGGCTATAGAATATGAGACTGTGTTCATGAGCAGAGGACCCGTTACAGCAGGCACAGCACCTAAAGGTTTTGCCACCAGACACTATGACAAAACTCCCAGTCCTTTATCATTGGCTGGCGGAGGTACCACAAGTGTGTTTGGTGTGGGAGGAGTGCTGGGAGGATTGTTTGGCCTAAGTGGTGACAAAAGTGCTTTCAGTGATATAGAAGGTGGTGGAGTGTCAGGACCAGGATCTTTGCTGCGCACAGCCATACAAACTGCCAATCGTTTAAAAAATTTAAAGAGACTTAGCAAAGAAGGTCTGCGTGAAGAAGGATACAACATAATCAAAGAAGGCATCGGTAGAGTGGGCGGCACCAGCGTGAGTGGAGTGGCCAACACATTGTTTCCTAAAAATACTCCCAATGCCAACAATGTAACTCAAGCCATATTAAAAAGGAGATAATGTATGTCCAATAATATTCCAGCCATTCCCTCAGACAGTGCTCAACCAGTTAAAAATTTCTTTGACAAATATTTTGTAGAACCTATCAGTATTCCTGCAGGCGAAATAGATGCTGTAATAGGATTTTTTGAAAAAAGAAGTTTTGAAAAAACAGCAGCAGTGAGTGTTGCAACAATTTTATTGCAGCAGGCTAAATTGGACAGTGTGAACGTATTTGAATTGATTGATACACTGAAAGGATTAAATGATGTGCAATTGAGCAACATTGTGACAGAAATATTAAACGTGAACAGATCAAAAATTTCCACACTAGGATTTAAAGTGGAAAACACGCAGAATCAATTCGAAAAACGCAACATAGTGATATAGACTCATGCCTAGACGTTTTGCTCAAGGCAGATTTGCATTAAAAAATCCCAGCAAATATTTGGGCACCAAAGATCCTCTGTACAGATCCAGTTGGGAATTTGCTTTTATGAAATTTTGTGATGAAAGTCCTTCCATTGCCAAATGGGCCAGTGAAGCAGTGAAAATACCTTACAGAAATCCTCTCACAGGCAGATACACCATATATGTGCCAGATTTTTTTATCAACTATGTGGACAAAGGTGGACAAACACACGCGGAGATAGTGGAGATTAAACCACAGAATCAATCACTCAAAGAAAAGGTAGGAAAAAATTTAAACAATCAAGCCAGTTACATTTTGAATCGTGCCAAATGGGAAGCTGCCACTGTGTGGTGCCGTCAAAAAGGTTTGAAATTTAGAGTGATCAACGAAACCGATATTTTCCACCAAGGCAACAAGCGCCGATAAATAATATTACCATGACCAAAAAATTAGAAGATCTATTGAATCTACCAGAATCTAAAGACATTGTGATGGAAGAAAAAAACAAACAAGAGCGTGATAAGTCATTGGAAGTTCAAAAAGACACCCTTAGAGATATTGCTGAATTTGACAAGATCACAGCAGCACTGCCCATGGTGAAAGATTTGGGAGCCATAGCTGATGAAGAATTGGACGAGATTGCCAAAAAAGCCATGACTGCCTATGATGATCTCATGGACTTGGGCATGAACGTGGAGAGCAGATACAGTGGCAGAGTGTTTGAAGTGGCTGGCAATATGTTGAAAACCACATTGGAAGCCAAAGCTGCCAAAATCGACAAAAAGCTCAAAATGATAGACCTACAAATCCGCAAGCAAAAGATGGACAGAGAGGGTGGAATTGACGATTCCAACATGGTACAGGGCGAAGGATACGTGGTCACTGATCGCAACAGTTTGATTGAAAAACTCAAAAACATGGATAAATAAACACATATGGAATCAGAATTTAAAAAGATACTGGCAGAAAGTAAAAAAACCTACAAATTTAAACTGGGTTTAGCAGGTAACTTGCCTGAAAACATCAATGACACTTTGAAAACAGCTCTCAGCAAGTATGAAATAGTAAACCTATCCAAAGGCAAAAAAACTCCCATTCAAGAAAGACCATTGGATTTTCCCAAATTACAGAACATGGAAGTCACATACTTTGATGCAGAATTGGCCTATCCAACCACTCCAGAAATTTTAGAACAATACGTGAGCTTGATCACAAAGATGTCCAACAGTCATGTGATAGCAAGAACAGCCACACAGCACGAAGATTATCCTACAGACAAAAAAGAAGAACCTTATGTGGCCAAGTTGGAGTCACCATTGGAACAAGCTGAAAAGAAAGCACAGGATCATGTGGGACAAAAAAGAGTGATTGAGATTTTAAAACAGATGGAAAAAGACAGACAACAAATCACCATGGCCAAAGAAGATTCCAAAAACAAAAAAGAAAAACAACTGCAAGACAGAGAAGAAAAAGCTTCTGTATCACCGCTTACCAAAGTCAAGCATGATATGCCAGAAGGTGTTTCCACAGGAGGTTTGAAATAAATATTATTATGGACATCAGAGATATTTTACAAAAAATTGATAAAGTTCAAAATCCCAAAGAACTGACCAGCGAGATTAAAAAATCTAATCTCACAGAAGCAGCAGCTATTAGCGTGAATATGTACGGCAACAATCCAGATGAAGTGCAAGCACTGTATCAAATTTTTAAAAATGCTGGATTACAATCACCAGTGCCAGCAGTGATAGGACCTGCTCCTGTAGAAGCTGAAGAAAAATCAGTGGGCGAGGATGACAGATATAAGGCCAGCACCACTCCAGATCCTAAATACGCCACTATTCCAGACACAGTGGATCCCACCAGCGATGATCTACACAAGAAGAAAAAAATGTATGCTAGAAGCCAACCAGGAGACAATCCTATGGCAGTAGAACAAGAAGAAATTTCATTGGCAGAAAAAATCAAATCACAACTCACTCAAGAC